ACACATGCCGTCCGTGCCGGTGACGCCGATCCCGCCGAAAAGCGGCCTGGCGTCATGGGCGCAACCGAAACCGAAGGAGAAGTAATGGCTGCACCGAATGGCTATCCGTCCTGGGTGTATTCGCGCACCGAACCCGCAGTGATCGTCCGCAGCCTCGAGGCCTTCAGCTCCTTGACCGGCACCTGGGGCACGACGCCGTCGCCCCAGAATCCGCCGCAGCGGCCGGACATCGACCTGCCGGGGACGCCGCTCGCGGCGCTCTTGGCGATCCTGGCGCTCTTGACGCAGCGCTTGCCGGAACCGCCGGCGGCGCTCCTGGCGACGGTGCCGAGTGAGCCGGACGCGGAGAAGGAACACGCGGAGAAAGAGCACGGCCATCGCAAGCACGCGGAGGTCGAGGAGCCCGCGGAGCCGAAGACCCGCAACCATCGCGGGAGGGAGTGAGCCATGCCGGCCCCTGACGGCTTCCCCTCGTGGGTCTACCATCCCACGCGCCCGACCGTCATCGTGAAATCGCTGCCGGCGCTGAATGCACTGCCGGATCGCGGGAACTGGAGTGCGATCCCCTATCCGGAGAATCCACCGCCGTGGCCCACAGTCGCCAGCGGCATTGGCAGCGAGCTCGAGGCGCTGACGGCGGTGCTACGCCTGGTGCGGGCGCGCTGTCAGCCGGCGTGACGCGATGAGCGGCACGGCGCTTTCGTATATTACGCAAGCATTCGAACGCCTCAACGTCTTCCAGCCTGGTGCGACGCTGCCGGCGGCGCAGACGACGCAGGCGCTCGCCATACTGAATCTGATGATGGGGACGTGGGCGCAGCAATTCACATCCTACGCCACGATCGGCCACGGCTTTCCCCTGATTGCTGGGAAGGGCGGCCCCAACACCGACTATTCTGTGGGCATCGGCGGGGATATTCCGCTCTCCCTCTCGAATCAGAATCGGCTCATGGGGGCGACACTCATCCTGAACACCTCGACGGTTGAGATACCGCTCGCGATCTTGACCGACGATATGTATCGGGCCATCGCCATCAAGACCTTGCCGGGGAGTCAGCCAACGGCGATCTACTACAGCCCGCAGGTCGGGCTCGGTCGGCTGTATTTGTGGCCCGTCCCCGATAACAATGTGAACGGGCTGGGGCTCTACGTGGAACAAGGCGTCGGTCCTTTCGCCGATCTCAGCACCACGGTCTATACCTTTCCCGACGGCTACGACGAGGCGATCGTCTACAACCTCGAGCGCCGTCTCGCCGGCCCGTATGGGCGGGACATGCCGGCGGAAGACGCCATCCTAGCCCACGAGACGTTCGCGAACATCTTCCGGTCGAATCTGCGGCTGAGTGATCTGTCGAATGATTTCGCCACCGCGTTCGGCCCGAGCGGGAGACGCGGCTACAACATCCAAACCGGCAATTACTGAATTTTATGTTGTAGGCTGGATATTGTTTGTGGATGGACACTCAACAATGCACGTCGTGCAATACGCTCAAACCGTTGACGGACTTTTTTAAATCGGCACAGCACATAAATGGGCTAGGTCGGACATGTAGGATCTGCAATCGCAAAGAACAGGCGCGCTATTACGCGAAAAACAAGAGCAAATTCAACGTTGACAAATTACCAGAGTCCAAACGATGCAGCCGCTGCAACCAGATGAGAGAGCGTCTCCAGTTCGCGCTGAATCGGTCATCCGTCGACGGATTGCATTGGTATTGCCGTGAATGTCAGCGTGGAATTACAGCCGAGAAGAAAGGGAAATACACGCGCGACAGCTACGACGATTCACTGTGGACGATGTATCGCATCCGGCGGCATGATTTTGATCGCATGATGATTGAACAATCTGGACTCTGTGCTGTGTGTGATGTGCAGCTCTATCGGCCATGTATTGATCATTGCCATCAGACCGGGAAGGTTCGAGGTCTGTTATGTAATAGCTGCAATACCCTCATGGCGGCTTTTGACAAACCTGGGTTTCTTGAAGCGGCCATGAAATATCACACAGGGAATTACTAAATGAGCCTACTGACGCGCGGCCCGCTCAATAAATTCATCCCGATTACGACGTCGGACACCGTCGATCTGGTCCGCTATCAGCAGACGCAGCAACTGACGGACGGCATCTACGTCGGCGGCGCCGGCAATCTCGTCGCGGTGATGGCGGATAACAGCACCTGTGTCTTTACGGCGCCGCCGGTCGGCACCGTCCTGCCGATCGGCGTGCGCCGCATCAACGCGACGTCGACCACGGCGACGCTGCTCGTGGCGCTCTACCAAATCTGATGGCGCCCTCCGCACAAAACGTCGGCCTCCTCGCCGCGGTCGGCGCCACGGTGCGCCTGACGCCGCCTGGCCTGGCGGGGTTCGGCATCCAGATCACCGGCACCTGGGCCGGCACGGTGCAGTTCGAAGGCAGCATCGATGGCGTGACGTTCACCGCGCTCAGTGCCACGCCGATCGCTGGCACCGTGTCGGTGGTGCAAACCACCGTGAACGGGCTGTGGCAGGCGGCGGCGCCGCTGGTGTCGATGCAGGTCCGGATGTCGGCCTGGACGAGCGGCCAGGCGGTCGTCACCCTCAATGCGGTGGAGGCGGCGACGGGTGGGGCGGCGGCGGCCGGCGGCGGCAGCGGCGGCGGCGCGGTATCGATCGCCGACGGGGCGGATGCGGCCACCGGCAGCACCACCGACCCCGCGGTGGTCGGGGATAACCCCGGCACCGTCAACAGCCATCTGCGCGGCCTGGACAAGATCACCGCGGATGTCTGGGATTCGGTGAACCACCGCTTACACGTCAACGTCGACAACTCGGCGTCGATCGGCGGCGGCACGCAATACACGGAGGATGCGCCGGCGGCCGGCGACCCGACCGGCACGGCCCTGATCCTTGTGCGCGCCGATACGCCGGCCGCCACGGTCACGACCAACGGCGACAACATCGCGCAGCGCGGCACCAACTTCGGCGCCGCCTACGTGACGCTGCTGGACGCCGCCGGCACCGCGGTCAGTGTCAGCGGCGGCACGCAAGCCACCGAAGACGTGCCAGCCCTCGCGGACCCGATCGGCAACATGCTGATGGCGCGGCGCCAGGACATCCTGACCACGTCGCAGGTCAGTGCCGATGGCGACAACATCGCGTTGAATGCCACGAACAAGGGCCAGCTGTATGTGTCGGTCCCCGATGGAGTCGGGGTTAATTGGAGCGGCACGGCGGCGGTCACCGGCCACGGCACGGCGGCGAGCGCGCTGCGCGTCGAACTCCCGACCGATGGCACCGGCGTGGTCGGCCTCAACGCCGGCACCAACGTCATCGGCCATGTGATCGTGGACTCGGGCACGGTCAGCACCATCAGCAACGTCGTCCATGTCGATGACAATGCGGCGTCGCTGTCGGTGGACTGGAACGGGACGCAGCCGGTCACCGGCCACGGCGTCGCCACCGGGGCGCTGCGCGTCGAGCTCCCCACGGATGGCACGGGCCTGGTCAATGTCGCCCAGGCCGTCGCCGCCTCCCTCAATGCGACCGTGATCGGCGCGGGCGTCGCCGGCACGCCGGCCGGCGGCGTCGTCACCGTGCAGGGCGCCGCCAGCATGACAAAGCTGCTGGTGACGCCCGACAGTGTGGCGCTGCCGGCGAACCAGTCGGTGAACCTGGCGCAGGTCGGCGGTCAGACGACCGCGACGGCCGGCGTGAACGGGACCCTCGCGGTCGGCGGCAACGTCGCGAACAATGTTGCGATTGGGTCGAATCCGATCAACAACGGCGCGCAGGCGGTCAGCGCCGAGAACAGCGCGGTCACGACCGGGCGCATGGTGCAACTCGTCGCGGATCTGGTCGGGAAGCTGATCGTCCTACCCTATGCGAATCCGGAGAATTTTGTCTCCGGTGTCACCGCCGGCCAGATGACGGCCACCACCTCGACCACCTGCGTCGCCGCGCCGGCCGCCGGATTGCGGAACTACATCACGACGATCACGGTGTCGAACTCCGATGCGACCCATCCGACCGATGTGCTGATTCAGGATGGCAGCAGCGGCACGACGCTGTGGGTGGTGCCGGCCGCCGCGGCACAAGGCGGCGCGGTCGTGACATTTCCCACACCGCTGCGACAACCGACGACCGCGACCGCCATCTTTGTGCAGAACGTGACGACGAGCGCCAGCACGAAGGTGTCGATCGCCGGCTACAAGGGCGCCTGATCATGGCGTTCGCGAAATACAAGCAACTGACGCTGGCGAGCAATGCGATCAGCATGAGCAGCGACCCGGTGGACTGGCCGCTCTGTATCGGCCTCGGCTACGGGCCGCAGGCGGCCGACGCGGACCTCAAGGACACCAGCAACGGCGGGGTCATCAGGCCCGACGGCTTCGATATCGCCTTCTTTGACAGCGTGGCGCAGACGACTCGCTATCCGGCTGAGCGCGTGCTGTATGACGGTGTGAACGGGAAGCTCGAGGCGTGGGTGAAAATCCCAACACTGACGCGCGCGTCGGCGGTCGTGCTCTATATGTTCTACGGCGACGCGACGATCACCACCGACCCGAACGGCGGCGCGTTTGGTAAAACGGCGGCGTGGAACACCGGCTACACCAACGTCTATCATCTCGGCGACGGCTCGACGCTGACGCTGACGGGCAGCACGTCCACGCCCGCGAACCTCACGAACACCAACAGCGTCACCGCGACCACGGGCGACATCGCCGGCGGCGCGCATTTTGTGCGGACGGCCAACCCGAACGCGAAATATCTCAGCGTCGCGGCGGCGGCGACGACGACGTTTCCACTGACGCTCGAATGTTGGGCCAAGCTCACCGACCTGATCACGACAGACAGTGAACAGCGCATCATGGTGTCGCTGTCGAAAAACTCCGGACAAGAAGCGTTCTGGGTCTGTTATTGGCGCTTCTCGACCGACCATGTCACCTACATCATGGTGCTCGAGAACGATATTGCGGGCGCTGGCACGAACAAATTTAACTACTTTGCGGTGACGGTCGATACGAACTGGCACCACATTGCGGCGGTGTTTACCAACAGCACCAGCCTCGCGCTGCACTTCGACGGCGTGTCGGTCAGTCCGAATACGTCGTTCCTTGGGTCTGGTGTGACGCCGAGCGGGCTCGACACGACCTCTATCGGTATCGAACTCGAGACGAGTGGCGGCCCGTTCCAGTGGGCCAACTTCAACGGCGACATTGACGAGGCGCGCGTCTCGAACGTGGCGCGCAGCCTCGATTACAACATCGCCAGCTTTCAATCGCAGAAGGCGAGCAACAGCTTCATCACCTGGGGCGCCGCGACCACCGTCGGCGGCGCCGCCGTGGTGCATCGGCTCGCGGCCTTGGGAGCCGGCGCATGACGGCCCTGGTGCTGCAGTGGCGGCGGTTCTGCCGCTGGCTCGGCGCCATCCTGCTGGCCTGGGGCGGCGACGATCCGGACGCCGTGCCGGAGGATGACTGGGTGATCGACCCGGCGATTCGGCGCGCGGTGCATCGGTCGTTTTCCGTGATCGGCCTGCCGGTGGCGCAGTTCGCCGACGACTTCGATCTGGAGGACGCCGGCAAGGTGCAGGCGGTCCTGCATTATGCCGCCCGCTTTCTCGGCATCGACCACGGCTTACGCACGGTCGGCGATGTCGTCGTCTTTCTCGACTGGGCGCAGCGCATCCAACGGTGAGCTATGTATACCAGCGTGCGCGTCGATTCAGTCAAGAGCGAGCTCGAGACAAGCGGGCTCCAGATCATTATCGTGGCCCGTGGCGTCGGCCTGGCGGATGTGCCAGACATCATCCGCATGAACGGGGTGCCGTTTGACCCGATCGTGCTACGGCACGCGGCGCGGGCGCTGCTGGATCGGCTTAATGCGAATCTCGCGGCGCGGACGACGGCGCAGGCGCTGGTGGGCACGGATGTCGATGTGACCTCACCCCTGCCACCGCTCGCGCCCGTGACCGATCCGTCAGGGATGTGCTGATGCCGCTGTGGCCGAATTTTGTCGGACCCGCTAATCCCGCGCAGTCGTTCAGCCAGGCGTGCGATGCGTGCTTTAACATCTATCTGGAAACGACGCGCACCGCGAACGATCCCAAAAAAGCCTTCTTCTATGGCACGCCGGGACAGGGCGCCTATCCCTCGACCAGCGCCCCGCTCGTCCTGCCCGAGGTGACCTGCCGGGGTCTCTTTTCGCAAGATGGGCGGATCTTCGGCGTGAATGGGGCGTCGTTCTATGAAGTGATCCCCGGTCCCCTGGCGTCGGTGATCAATATTCATCCGGTCGCCGCCTCCCCCGCCCAGCGGCCCGTGACCTTTGCATCGAATGGTGCGGGCGGCAATCAACTCGCCGTGTGTTCGGCGGGGGTGCTGTATATCTTCGATCTGGTCACCGCCGCATGGACCGTGGTGCCCTTGCCTTTTGTGCCTCGCATGGTCGGCTACATGGATGGGTATTTCCTCGCCAATGAAGTGAACACGCCAAAGATGTGGTTCTCGAATCTCGAAAACGGCCTCGTCTGGTCCGCGACAGATTTCTTTACCCGCTCCTCGACGTCCGACAACATTACCGGCTTTGCGGTGAATAATCGGCGGATCTGGGTGATTGGCACCAAGACGACGGAACTGTTCATCGACAGCGGCGACGCCACGACCCCCTTTCTCCCTATGCCAGGCTCCGTCATCAACGAAGGCACCACCAGCTATGCCAGCATCATTTCTATTGCTGATACCGTCTTTTGGGTCGGCGCCACGAAAGACTTCGGGCTGAGTCAAATTTTTGCCGCGACGGGATTGCAGGTCCGCGCCATTTCCACAGCCGGCGTGAGTGCGAATATTTCGCAGGCGGTGTATCCCGACGAAGCCGAGGCGCTCGCCTATACGGAACGCGGGCATGTCTTTATCTGTTGGACCTGGCCCTCCTATAAGGTCACGTGGTCGTATGACGTGACGGAGGAGGCCTGGCACAATCGCGGGAATTTCATCGAAACCGCCCCAGGATCTGGGACGTTTGGGCTGGAGACGTGGCAAGCCCGCGGCGTCTGCGGCCTCACGCAGAACACCGGGCAGCGCCCGCTCGTGCTGGTGGGCCAGCGTGACACGCCGTTTCTCTGTGGATTAGACGCGGCGACTCTGACCGATCAGACGGCCAGCGCGGGCGTGACGAATACGATCTTGCGGCAACGCATCGCCCCATACCTGGGTGTCGAGAATCAATGGATCTTTCTTCAGCAACTCGAACTAGGCCTCGAGTCGATCGCGGACGGCCTCCCGGTCCCCGTCCCAGAACTGCTGATCAGTGGCGATAACCTGCGGACACAGGGGCCACCGATCCCGGCAGCGGTCGGCGGGCAGATGGACGGCCAGGCGGTCGCCCAATGGTTTCAACTGGGCCGCTATCGGGCGGATCGCCTCGTCCTGTCGGTGCGTCAGCATGCCATCCGGCCGTGCGTGTGGGGACCGGGACTCTGGATCAGGGTCACACCAGGGACGGGACAACTGTAAATGACGAAGCCGATCCCGCCCTTAACGACAGCCCTGACCGGCGCGGCGGGCCTCGTGTTGTCGCCGCTCTGGCAGCAGTACTTTACGAATCTCTACAGTGAAGGCGAGTGGGCGCCGGTCTTGGGAGGATCAACGGGCACGTCAGGGCAAACGTATAGCACTCAGGCGGGACGGTATGGAAAAGTCGGCCGCCTGGTGTTCGCCACGGCGACAGTCGCGTTGACGGTGTTGGGAACCGTGACGGGCACGGTGATCGTTCAGGGGTTGCCGTTTCAGGCCGAGGCGCACACGGCCAACGCCCCAGCCTGGAGCGTGGGGGTGGCCTATTTTTCCTTACCTGGGAGTTGGGCGTCGATCAGTGGCTTCATCCAGCCGAGCACGAACTTCATCTATCTGCAGGGCGTGCCGGCCGGCGGCGCGACGGCCCCCGTGTTTTTGACGCCGGCGAACCTCGCGAATACCAGCACGTTTATCCTCACCGCCAGCTACCTCGCGCAGGACTAGGAGCCGCAATGGCCTTTTACACCCGTGACGACAGCGAGCGCCGCTGATGGCAACGACCACTGAACCGTGGGGGCTGACGCCCCTGACGACGGAAGGGCTCGCCGGTCTGGGCCATCCCCTGAGCCTGAGCGACTTTAACAAGGACGCATCCGGCCGCTACTGGCGCATGATTCGCGGCCAGAAAACGTTCTACCCCCGCGAATGGTTCGACGCGGGAGGGACGTTCACGGGGTCGGGCACGCAATCGGGCGACCGCGCCGGCCAGGACAGCGGTTTTTTCCATCAGGGCATGAAGTGGAACTGGACCACGGGCCAGTGGGAGAACCCGACGAATTGGGCGAACGTGATCGGCGTGGCCGCGGCGGGCGGCGTCGGCGCCGGGATCGCGGCGCCGGCGATTGGCGCCGCCTTGGGCGGCGGCGGTGCAGCCACGGGCGGCGGCGCTGGTGGAACAGCCGCGACGGGGGGCTGGGGATCGACCGAATTCCTCGGACCAGCCGTGGAGGGGGCTGGGGCGGGCGGCGCGGGAG